CGGCATGACTCCCACCACCATGCTGTCCATGCGCGACCGCGTGCCCGATGGCACGTTGCTCGACGCCATGGAGCTGGCCCAGCTGCTGCCGGAGCGGCCCTGTCGGGTGCGTCGTGCTGACATGGAGGCCCATTGGCTGCTGACTCAGCCGGCGCTGCATCGACGCCTGCGCCGGCTGCAGCACGCGGGCCTGCTCGACTACGAGACCGAGCACGGGACGATCTGGATCAACAGGGTCGGGCCAATGTGAAGAGTTGTGACACGACCCTGTCCGGGGCGCACCCCCGGCGGTACGGTGTCCGCATGGGCAGCGATGCCCTGCACCCAGCACCTCGACAGATGAATACCCTCGCCACCCAGATCCAGGAGCTGGCCACCGTCCTCAGCAATGCCGAGGAAGTGGTAGCCGCCTTCCAGGTCCTGCGGGACGCCAGCTCAACCGAGCTGTGGGACGAGCTGTGCAGCTGCCCGCCAGTTGACGCTCTGCTCAGCGCCTGCTGTGAGCTGGAGGAAGCGCTGGATATGTGAGCGCCGGGGCCATGCGGGGCCCCTTTTTTGTGCCCGCTCGATTGTGAAGAGTTGTGACACGAACGGTGCATGGCGCCGACCCGGGTGCATACTGATCTCGTGGGGGCAGGACCCCCAGCACCTAGAAATAGCGGCTTCGGCCGAGCGGGCAGTCAGTCCCGATCCCGGTGGTGGTCCATCCCCTGGCACCCCACTGAGTCCGCCAGGACTCACCACCCACCGGAGATCACCATGACTGACGAGACCCGCGCCATCCTCGCCGAGATCGAGGCGGATCGCCGTGAGACCGAGATGGTCCTCGCGGAGATCGACGCCGCGCTCGAGGCGTACGGACGCTCAATCGAGCGCCTGGATGCCCTCGCCGCTGAGATGCGCAACGAGGCCGCCATGCTCGAAGAGTGGTTCGTCTGAGGGAACCGCCCCGGGCAACCGGGGCATTGACTCCACCGCCCTCAGGGCCCGCAGAACACGTTGGGTGATCCAGCCGCCACGCTGGTGCAGCCGCTGATCGCATCACCCACGCGGCCCGCGCCCTTGCCGTTCACGAACACGCTGGTGCTGCCCACCGCGATCGGCGCTGCGTGCGTCGGGCACGGCGCCGGCGGCAGCAGGTGCGGCGTGTTCACGTCGCCCTGCCTGCTCCACGCGATCCCGTTCACGAACACGTTGGGGCTGCCCACCGCCCGGACCATGCCGGAGCAGTGCGGCACGTCCGCATCACCGATCCTGGTTGCTGCTGGCACGCTCGATCTCCATCAACTGCTGCAGCCGGCTGTTCCACAGCGCCGCCTCGGCGTGCTGCTCCGGCGTGTGTGGCGCCGGCGGGATGTCCGGCTCGAACCGCACGACGTGATCGAAGGCGGCCGGCAGATCCTCCCATCGCTGGTAGGACCGCAGCACACCGCCGACGATCAGATCGAACCGGCCCTGGCGGTAGGTCATGACGGCGGCCAGAGCTCGCGTGGATCCTTGCCGGTCGCCATCATCCGGCTCAGCCGCTCCGCCCGCTGGCCCACCTGCTTCGCCCAACGCGAGTCGAGCATCATCGTGGCCGCGGCCTGGTAGTCGCCGGCCTGGATCGTGGCCAGGGTGCGCTTGAACCCGAGCAGCCCGACGATGCCCATGTTGAAGGCCATGTCGAGCAGCACACGCTGGCGCACCTCATCGAGCGTCGCCACCCAGGGCAGCGCGCGCAGCAGCTCACGCTCCTCGGCGGCGATGTCGTTGGCCAGCAGGTAGGCGGATTCCTCGCGGGTGATGCCGCGATCTTCCAGGTTGCGGCCGATGCCGATCGTCAGCTTGCCGGCGGTGCAGCGGTAGGGCTTGAGCCGCTCGCCTTCATGAAGGCGGAGCTGGCGCACCATCGCGTCGCGGTCAATCATCGACGGGGAAACGCGAGACGGAGTGCCTGCAGCCCCAGTTGGATCAGACTGTTTGCGCGTAGTGGCGACAGAGCGATGATCTCACTCGCTGCAGCAACAGCGACAGCGATGATCGCGGCGGTGTTCGGATCCATCGGATGCGATGCGTTTTATGTCAATTATGGCTTAGCGATAATCGCCCAGCCGGTGCTGGGCCCCTCAACCATCCAACGCGGGCCGAGGTTGCGGCGAGAGTACCGGAGCCGTGCGCCCCAGTTGTTGACGTAGGTGCCGGCCACCAGATCAAGGTCGCCGAACGGGTCGTGCACCACCAAGGCGTCGGCGTCGTAGCCGATGGCGCAGATCCAGTGGCCGCCGCCTGATGGTGCCGACACCGGGCCGTGATGCAGAACGCCGATCGGCACCGGGATGCCTCGGTCGATCTGCCCGGTGATCGTCGCCCAGTTGGCGTTACGCACGAAGTGCGCGTCAACCCCGAACGACTGCAGCGCGCTGATCTGGCTGTTCGCCTCGGTGGTGTCGCCGTAGCGCAGGACCCGCCCTAGGTAGATGTCGTCGCCGTTGGCGCCCTGCAGCGTGCCCGGCTTCAGCGTCTCGAGCAACATCGCGCACGAGCTGCTGAAGCACATCCTCATGGCGTGATCAGTGCGGCTGTCGCGCTGGCTGAAGTAACGCACCTGCAGTGGGTTGCTCAGGCTGCGTGGCTCTGCCTGTCGGCCTGCAGCGCGCCAGGTCTCATACCACGCCGCGTCGTCTTTCTTCAGGCTGGCCGGCATCGCTTCCCATAGCTGCTGCACCGCCGCGCGCTGATGGGGCAGGCCGCGCCAGTGCTCGAAGAATGGGGCGAGGTCGTTGATCATCGCCTGATCTCTGCCGGCTGGTGGCCGAAGTGTAGTTGTGGGCTGATTGACTGCCACAGCAGAGGGGCCATCACACCGACGGCCACCGCAACGATCATCCCCTGAGCTACGCGCTTCTCGACTTCGCCGAGTCGGCGGAATGCTTCGGCGATGTCCTGGTGCTTCTGGGTCAGGCTCGAGTGCATGGCGTCGAGCTTGCCCTCTAGGTTCCCCAGCGCGCGCAGGATGTCACCATGCGACACCTCATGTTCAGGGCTCATGTCAGTTCTGCAGCGTGATGGTGCTTGCAGCGATTGAGAACGTGCCGCCGGTGGTGCTCACATCACCGCCGAAATCGTTGTAGGCGACGATCTCATCAGCAGAACTAGCGCCGCCGCGAGACTTGTAGTAGACGCAGCCGCGGGCGGTGATGGTGCTGCTGGCCCATGACACGGCGCCGAGGCTGATTGTCACCTTGTCGTTGGCGGTGTCCTTGGTGACGGTCACCGCGCAGGCTGTGCCGCCGGCGGTGTAGCCGGTACCTGTGACCTCGTTGGTGATGTCGTCGCGCTTGTCGTGGGTGTCCTTGTTCGGGGTGTAGGCGGACGTGACCAGCATGGCCTTAAAGGTGTCCGTGTCGAAGTCGATCAGACCCCGGGCCATGTCATCCACGGCGGAGTTGTAGACGAGCGAGGCCATGCGGCGGACGACAGCAATGGATTGATCCTAGATCGCTCGTGCTGCGCCAGTCGCGAGTGATGCCGTGATGATCCGCGCCATTGCAGGAACTGACGCACTGGCGGCACCGGCTGTGATTGACACCGTGATCGTGCTGGTCAGCGGTGGAGCTCCAGCGGCGCCTGCTACCAGCGCAGCGGTGATGGCGAGATCGGCACCAGGTGCGCGGTGGTCGGGCGCCTCGGCAGAGCCAAGGGCTAGCGAGACGGTGACCGTCAAGGCCATGGCCGGCCCTTCTGCTGATGCCAAGCCGGCGGCGATCGCCACGGTGATCCCGACTGCAGCACCCAGGGCGAAGGTGCCCTCGACGGTCTCAAGCTCGAGCGAGACATTGACCAGCCCGCCGGTTAGCTGCTGCTCCTGCGGTGCGCTGATGTAGCGCCATCGCTTCGTGGCCGTGATGATGTTGGGCCCGCCGTGGTTGATCATCACCTGGCTGCTGAGCAGGAAAGGCTCCAAGCCGCCCGCCTGCTCGCGCCAATGGTCTCGGATCAGCTTCGCCTCTGCGGCGGTCAGGTAGGTATAGCCCAGCTTCAGCTGATAGCTGATTGACGTTGCCGCCTGCAGGAACCGCACCGGCTCAGCGGCGAACGCAGGTTGCGCTGCGATCGGGTACCGTCCCATGGTGTAGGAGCGGGTGGCGGGCTCCAGCGCAGGGAAGGTGGCCATCAGGATGCAGAGGCTGCGCCAGCCGTGAGCGACACTGCCACAGTCTGC